TCCTGGAAAAACGCATTAGTGAACGTCACCGCCTTGCCGCCAGATGCTGTGCCAGACGCAATCACAGAACTGGTTTCTGTCCGCAGCGGCATCTTGGCCGTGAAGCCCAGCTCATCCAGTAGCGGCGTTTGGTCAACGTGATCGCTGCTCAGCTCGCACTTGAACTGGAACAAGCGGCCTTGGAAGTGCCCGTTTCGCAGCGGCACCCAGTCACCGAACACCAAGTTGCTCTCTAGCTCTTGGTTATCGTCGTTCTCCAGCAGCAGCTTGTCGCCGTCTTCCGTTAGCTCGTCTTCTGCTGTAATGCCTGTGGTTGCGGCCCGCAGGTAAAGCTCAGCGTTTACATCGTCAGCCTCTAGGCCATCAAAGTCGGTCCAAGTGTCGATCAGTGCCGTGCGCTCATCGATATCATCAGCCGGATAGGTGCCACGCATGACCAAATGGCGGCTGAACTCGATGTCGAACTGTGCGCCTAGGTCCAGCGTGTTGGCGAAGAAATACTCGCCGCTGCTTTTGCGAGTGCCGAGGAAGTCAAAGCTGCTCAGGGCGTCGATGTCGAGAATGTCGTCAATGGTTTGATCCCCATCAATAACCAGTGCGCCGTATTCCTCTGAGTAAAACGTGTCGTTCTTCTGTCCTTGGAACTCAGGGGTGTCGCTGTCCTCACGATCCTCAAGAATCAGCAAGCGCGGCACTGAATCCGTCAGCGTATGAATGACCGACCGGACGGCAGAGCTTTTCTTGTTCTGATCGTCGATGAACCGGACAAGGTATTCACCCGACAGTTCCGGCAGGATTGCGTAGAACGTGTTGGCCTTGACGACAGTGAGCAACGAGCTGTTCGGCCAAGTGGCAGAGCCGTCTGTCTTCGAGCTGTGGCGGATTTCAGCGTTGAGCCTGTCGCTGGTTGCGCCTAGGCCCTCTTTCGGCACAGACCAAGTAACCATTACTTGATTGGAGCGATGCGGCTCCAGCTGCACGTTCTGCGGATCAGGCGGCAACTCAATCGTCGTCGTGCCACCTTCAGTCGTTTGGTCTTCTTTCGGGACAACGAATGAACCAGACACCCATTGCGAGTGCTTGAACGTGCCGTCGCGGCCGATTGATCGGATCTGGAACGTGACAGTTGTGCCGGGTTTGACGCCTTCAACCTTCAATTCATTAGTCGTCTGCCGGACGGTCTCAAAGTTGCCGTCGCCGACTTTGAAGCGGATCTCATAGCCGCTGATGTTGCCGTCATCGTCACGCTTAAAGCCCAAGAAAACGTCGTTGACGACGTTGTTGTTTCGGCGGACCTCTTTGGTCTCAAAGGTCAGGCCGCTTGGAGCTGTCGGGATCTTGTCGAACGTCGTGACCGATTGATACTCCAGGGCATCAGCGTTGTCGGCTGTGGCGTAAATGCTGTCGTTGTGCTGAACGCCGACGATTGCAAACGTGCCATCACCGCCATCAGCAACCGAAATGCACCGGAACTTCTGATGGGCAACAGTTGACGACTGGATCGACCAAATCGACTGCGCCAGCGGTGCTGCGCTGAACGCAGACGACACTGTGATGACAGAGCCAATAACGCTGCTGATCGTCTTAGTTTCAATCGTGCCGTCGGGCAGCGTTGCGGTGAGCGTGTGAGCTGAACCACCGGGCAGCGTGACACTGATGTCAGCCGTGACGGTCGTTGTCGTCGCTGCGCTGCAACGACCAGCGATGCGTGCGCCTTGCCGCATCTCATCGGCAACAGCAAACACCTGACCAGGCAAAACGATTGCGCCTTGCAGGCCAGTGGAGAACGTGACGGTTTCGCCGTCTAGCTCCTCTGAGGCCATCATCCAGCGGCCAAGGCGGTACGCCTGGTTGCGTGATGTGCAACCAAAGGCGACGACCTCGCGGACCTGATAGCCGTACTTGGTGATTAGCGCCGCATCTTCAACAACAACGAAGTTCGGCTTGTAGAAGTTGTCGGGGTCGTTGTAGCGGACGCGGATGCTGGTGCTGCGCGTTTTAAGAGATGAACCCGTGTAGTTGAAAACGCCCTCAATGACGTTGCTGTTCGTATAGAGGTGAACCGGATCAACGGCAGAGCCGTCAAGGTTGCCGTGGTCAGCAGCCAGCTGCACGGTGTTGCTGCTCCAGTAGGACATCCCACGGAACACCGAGGCGAGATCCTGCAGCACGTTGTAAGCCGCTGCGCGATCACCGATTAAAACGTTGCAGGCAAAGCGCGGCTCTGTTGTGCCGTCTTGGTTCGTGACCAGCTGGTTTGCGTACTGGATCAACGGATATAGATCCGTGTAGCTGATGTTGGAGGTGCTAACGAAATCACCGCAGCCGTAGCGGTCGTTGAGCACCATGTCGGCAAAGATGCAGACAGGGCAGGTCGTCCATGACGTTCGGGTGCTGCCATCAAATGCAACTTCCTGCGTCAGATCAAGACTGCCGTCATCGCGCACCGCAGCATTGTGCGGGATCTCCACTAATCGTCCTTTCACTAAATAGGCACGGCTCGGCAGGTTGCTGAACTGCCGTGTGTTTAGTTGAAGGCCGACACAGGCGGTGTAGGGGTAGGCGCTGCGAATCTCTTGACGTTCAATAATCGACGACCAAATCAGTTGATTAGCGCGACCATTGGCAAGTGGCGTATTTCTAGGCAACTCCTCAAGTGAATCCTTTGTTATCTCAAAATGCCTTTCTCCTAGATTTACTTTGACAACTTTGATGTTCCAAGGGCCGCCATTCCCGTTTGCATCACGCGGCAGCTCAATGATTTTTGTTTTTCTTTGATAATCAGTCAGTGCAATGCCAGTCACCGTGAAAGCGTCCAGCATGTTGTAAGGACCGCCTTGGCGTTGAACCCAAACTTGAATATCAAGAACACCATTGAAAGGCTGACCTTTTGCCAATCCCTCAACTGCTGTTGAGAACAACCTTGGGATTGTAAAAAGCAACTGGACAGATTGGACCTCAGGATCTGTTATCTGACGAATAACTTGCCCAGAGCCATAATCTCTCGCGGTAACCTCGTTGTTTGCATTTAAGGTCTCCGAGTAGTTTTGTCCTACCTCAACCGCAACGCCAGTAATTGTTGTGCTTGCAGTACCAGCCTGCGGCAGCCTTTCCTGACGCCTACCACCTAAGCGAAAATCAACATCAACATCATCAATCGGAAAGTTCGGACTGTCACCCGTAAACAACGGTGTTTCATCGAGAAATACATTCTCGTTAATCGCTTGAAAACCTTCAATCGGGCCTTCGCAAAGCAGGTCAACAAGCCGGACGCTAGAAGTTGAGTTAAGGGCCATGGCTAGGAAATGCTTGGGCGGAAACCGTGACGAATGACAAACTCAACAGAGCTGTCGACCGACGCATCTAACACCGTAATGTCGATGTCATAAAAATCAATGTGAGGTGTTTTGTTTGGGTCAAACTTGTGATACCAGCGATAAGTATTGGTGACCAAGCCTTGAATTGTAAACGATTCTCTTGCGTGAACGTTATCAGTTCCTGATCGTCGCGACTCAATCATATAACTGATAAATCCATCTGTCTTTGTGGTCCCTGGGCCAGAGGCAAACTTGAATAGTTTGTTGACTTCAAGGAATACAAAATACTCTTTTGGATCTTTTGTTGGCCCTTCCGTAAATTCTAGCCGGATATTATTTGTTGTTGTCCGCAGCGAATCTTTTCCTAAGATACTGCAAGGGTCGCCATCAGGGCTGACACCTGTTGAGTTAAATCTGTCGTCTATATGGTTCGAGCGATCATTCAAAAAGTGGACTGAGTTCCATCGCGCCATGTTGTTTCTGCGCGTGCCGAGCTGGAGCTTGTCCCCATTGACGGTAACCGTGTCGGGGCCTGGCGTTCTTGTTGCCCTCTTCAGCGGATCAGACTCATCAGCAACATCAACGTCTGCCGAGATGACGTGCGAGCCGACCAGCACCTTGCCGTAAGCCACGGGGATCGTCGCGCCAACCCCGACCGTGTTTTGTGCTCCGAGGTAGGCGTAAGACTGCTGACCGTCAGCGCCGCGATTGACGGACTCTGGCCGCGTTGCCTGGAACTCGCCCCGAGTGTTTACGCCGCCAACACCTCCAAGATCAGGCTGTGGTGACAGCATCTGGGTAATGCCACCCAGCACCATGCTTGCGCCAACGACTGACAGCGCCGTGCCGATCGCAGTAGCGTTCAAAACGGCAACAGAGGAAACGCCGACGATGCCAGCACCACCAGCACCGAACAAACCAGCGGTACCGAACAGGCCAGCACCAGGGAAAAAGAACGACGCAGCGATCAGACCAATGCCTGCAAGGATCTGACCAGCGCCGTCCTGACCAACCAGCACCGGCGTGACGATCAGATCGTTCTGCCCGATCGGCAGGTGCAGATCGTCAAGACTCAGATCAACGCCAGCCTGAAGAACTCGATAACCGATGCCGCTTTCGTGCGCTGCGATCAGCTCAGTCTTAAACGCCGGATAATTGATGCACAGCAACTTGATCGCATCAGCAGGCGTGCGCAGGTTTTGGTAGACGTGTTCAGCGCCGTACCGCTCGCCTAAATCACCCAGCAGTCGGACGACTTGCTGCATATCG